ATTTGGTTTCTCGAATTTATACTGCGTTTGGTATTAAAGCGGATAATATTGTGCCTTATGTAACTGGTGTTACTGCTCGTGAATGGCTTTCGAAGTTTGATATTAACAAATATGATGTTAATTCTTCTGCTGGTGTTGATGTTCTTAAATATCGCTGCGCTGTTTCTCTTATGCGCTCTCGTAATGTAGATGTTTGTCGTAAAGAATTGCACGATTATTATTATAATAAATTTCAGAAACACAAACAGAAACTTAAAGAAAATGGTTATTTAATAACCGATATTTAACATTGATTAACGTTAATTATTTTGTGCATCTGTATATTGTTTGTACATTTGTACTGTTATAGATAACTGATTGTTTAACCAAAATGCAACGTAGATGAATATCTTTCAACAGATAACTGATTACGTCAAACGCCAATATAGCACTTTCGATATGAAAAATAATTGGGTCGGAAGTGTAAACGGTTTTGGTAGTTTGAACTGCATATACCAGTCTATTGTGCTGCCTTCCGATACTTGGAAACTCGGTCACAATATTATGGTAAAGTTGCCGCCCCTTATCTCTCCCGCTTTTACGCGGATTAAGGGCATAGTAAATTCTTACTATTGCTCTTTTGCTTCGGTTTGGAACTACTGGAACTCTTTCATTAGTGACAAGCCTGAGGATGTGTTTCTCTCTCGTTCTCTTACTTCTGCCTACAAAGGTAAGTTTGTTGAGCCTTGTTGCACAATGACGCAAATTGCGTTAATTTGCAAGATTGCTCGCGGTTACTTTGATTTTGTTGGTGTTTCCTCTCGCCGCTTTAAGACTACGTATAATAGTAATGTGACTTCTGTTTATGTTGCTACTGTCCACGAAACAGGCGTTGATGCTTCTTTTAAAACTCCGACTTCTATTGTTTGGGGTTATAATGTTGATGGTCGTCGCTCTGCAACGCTTACTTCAAATGTAAGTTCATTTGGAAATCCCAGTGATGTCTATTATTATGACCGCTCTGTAGCTGCTGATTTGTCGTTGTCTTTCCCTGATTTTGGAGGCAGTTCTTATGCTACTGCTTATGCGCTTGGTTTTGACACAATGATGTCTTTTTTCATTTACACTTGTCAGCAAGTTGAGCGTAATTTGTCTAATCATGGAGTTCCTACGGATTTGATTGCTAAGACTGAACTTTCACATTATGACAATGATTTATTTAATTTGTTGCCTTTTATGTGTGAATCTTCTATTTGGCAAAATTTTTATCGCGATGAGCAGAATCAGAGCCCTGAATTTGATTATCGTGAGGTAAATGGTTGTCTTTCGAGTCCTGTTCATTTCATTCCTTCTTCTGCTAATCCATCAATTCCTCACGGTTGGAAATTGCGTTTGATTGGTATTCCTCCTTCTATCTCCACTGGTTCGGATTATTGGTTGCCGGTTTCGTCTCCTTCCATCGCTTGGTCTGTCCTTACTGGTTTCCTCTTGGAGGATACTGTTAGAAGTTTCATTTCTAACCGTTCATCTGCCACTGATATTATCATTCTTCCGAAATTTTATAACGGTTTACTCACGCTTAAATATCGTAATTTTGAAAAAGATTACTTTACAAGTGCTTGCGTTGATCCGAATTTCGGTGGTGTTTCCGTTCAAGTTCCTAACACTATTGATGCTCTTCGTACTGCTTCTAAGTTGGAAGAATTTCTTGAAGTTTCGGCGTCTGCTCGTGATTTCTACAATTTTATGAAACATATTTGGGGTACAAACCCCGAATCTACACGTTATTCTAAGCCGCTTCTGCTTGGTACTCAGGTCATTCCCATTCAAATTGGAGAGCAACTGCAGACTTCTCAAACGACTACTGGCGCAAATGGTTCGCCGCTTGGTGAACGTGGCGGTGTTGCTGATGGTTACGGAAACAGCGGAACGGTCAACCACTATTTTAATGAGCATGGTATTGTGGTTTCTTTCCTTTCTTTTGTGCTTGATGCGCAATATATGCAAGGTATGCCGCACGAATTTAACCACCATTTGCAGTTGGATTATCCTTTCCCACAGTTTGCGAACTTAGGTGCTGAGTCAATTCCCTTGAAGGAAGTGTATTATTCAAATAATCAGGCTGGTATTGCACTTGATTACACAATTGGTGATAACAATGCTGTTGAGAATAATCAATATTTTACGAAAAATCTTGTTGATTCTCCGAATTATTTAAGTACTGTTCAAGGTGTCGAAATTGGTCTTGACGCTTCTATTGATACGTTTAACAGTGGTGATTCGTCTGCTGCTTATGTTCGTTCTTCTATTCCTGATTCATCTGTTTATCCGCCTACTGTTTTCGGCTACACTCCGCGTTACAGTAAGTGGAAGTTCAAGCTTGATGTAGTTGCCGGTCAAATGCGTGACTCGTTGGAGTTCTGGCATACGTTCCGCCATTTCTCTTCAGTTCCTTACATCTCTAATGCCTTCGTTTCTTATATGGACGCAGGTTATCTCTCTGACCTCAATCGTATTTTTGCCGTTACTAACGACAATGACGACAAATTTGTGATTGATTGTTTTAATAATGGTTCTGTGCGTCGTGCGCTTCCGCTCGTTCCTCAGACTACAATGGATTAATGTTTAATTAGGTGACGTTTTTTTATTGTGATTTGTTTTCATTCTGAAAACCTGAGAAAAAAGCGTCACCTTTTTTTTAAATAACTATTATGGAAACACTTGTGAAAATACATTCAAAATACAACTATGAGTCACGTCGCTGTGGTTCGTTCCTTGATGTTGTTACTGTTGATGTCGTTGATACGTCAGTTGATAATGTAAAAAATAATGTTTCTGTTGGTGCCTCCGGTAATCAGGCGCAATCTTTTTACACCAATTCTGATGTTCCTGTGTCTCTTTACGGTGCTGGAATAACTGCCACGCACTATGATCCTAATCGCCATCGCGGAATTTTTGGCCCCAAAGATTCCTCGTCTTCTTCTGCCGCTGCTTCCACTCCTTCTCCTTCTGCTGCTAACGCTGCTAATAATGCTGCTGCTGCTGCTGTTCCTTCTGCAAATGCCGCAACCGTTCAAAATTCTTGATTATGGGATTTGAAACAAAAAAAGCTCAGCAACGTCAACATTCTTATGACGTTGATATGTTGCAACGTGAACAACAGTTCAACGCGCAACAGTCGCAAGTTGCTTATGACCGTCAACGCGAATTTTATGACTATCAGTTTGCAAAGGAGTCTGAATATAATTCGCCACTTGCTCAAATGCAACGTTATAAGGCTGCCGGCCTGAATCCGTATCTTATGCAGACAGATAGTGGTAATACTTCTGTATCTGCGACTTCTCCATCTGCTGCCAGTGCGTCAGGTTCTAACACTGTCAATGAAGCAGCCTTTCAAAATAACACGTTAACTGCCTTGAGCAATATTGCCAATATTGCGCAAGGAATGACACAGTTACAAAGTGCTACTGATTTGAATAAAAGTCAGGAAGTAAAAAACTATGCAGATGCTGCAAAGACTGCCGGCGTTGATACAGATGAAACAAAAGCCAACATAAAAAAGATAACGCAAGACACTGCTACTTCTAAAGCTCAAGAGTTAAATACTATTGCAGACACTGAAGTCAAAGGTGAACAGAAAAAGAATATTGCCGAG